GGATACGGTGTACCCCCCAACAGACAAGGACTCAATATTGGTAACGCCCTCAACGACATTTGTTGCGTCACAGAACAACAACATTGTCTTTCCATCAGGGATAGCGATACCAGTTCCTGATGCGGTTTTTAAAGTAACAGCTTGCCCTGCGGCGTTTTTAGCAATGTATATCTTACTAGCGTCAGGACAAATTACAGAACCTGCGCCTGTTAGTGCCGTTCCGGTATCAGTAAACTCCAACATAGCGGCGCGAGATTCAGATGTAGTGCCGTTAGCAGTAGTTAGTGTATGTGAGTTAGCAGTCCAAGTATTGATAACTTTGCGACCAGCAATGGCCTCTTCAATCATGGAAGTAATATTGTCATTGACAGTATCACCCCATGTACCACTCAATTCTCCTTGAGTAGGAAGCGCTAGTTTTAATATGGAAGTAAATGTTGTTGCCATATTTCGATCCTAATTGAACTGCATTTTACCAATCTGTGGTGTATCTTGCTAAGATACTACCTTAAATAACCTTATGTGCGCTAGTGTTTTTTACTTACCCTATCTTTATAATGGCGGTGCTTTCAGTCACTGGAGGAAACTGCACATTAAAATTACCCCCCGAAGTGCTGTAATCTGCGCCAAAATCTAAAACTGCCACTGCAGGATTGCTTCCTCCAGACTGATAAATAAGTGCGGCTCTAGCAGTAAAAGTAGCAGAGTTCCATACAGTATCAGAAAAACTTGTTATAGCACTGGTACCCGCAGTAGTTGCAGGAACTAGCGTAAGGGTGTTGCCCCCCGCAGTGTAATTAGTGCCTGTTACCTCGTTAGCAGTGCTATACGCAGTTGTAGCCGCGTCTAAAGTAGCACTAGATGTGTACAGAGCTATTTTAAATACTTGCGCTGTATTAGTGCTAAAATCCATTTCCCCGTCAAGCAACGCTTTCTTAAATGACGTGCACATAACTTGTTTAATAGCCATTAATAGCTCCTAGCTCACTTCCACTCGGACTTGCCCAGAGCGATATGCGTCTTCACGAAGTTTGCCATCCCCCAAATTCTTAAGAAGTCCTATAGCCTGCACATACAGTTTTCCGTACTCAGCTACTATGTCAGCCTCACTCTTCATAAACCTAGAAGCCTCGATCAACGCGCCATTCAGCAAAGCAGAGTCAAACTGATCTCCTAGCCATGTTGTGTTAGCGGTAACTATAGATTCTGGGTAGTACCCGTATACATGCTCAAGTTCGTAGGCAGCATCAGGTGTAGGCGCGAGTTCAATCTGTGTTTGTCCGTAATACGCGTAAAACTTAGGTACACCGTAATTTGCAGCTGTGTTTACTGGGTACGCCTCACGTAAAAAATTGACATCTTTGTTAAGTAGATACGTATACGTGCTGCTGCTTATTACTGCTAGACTATACGTATACAGAAAATCTGCAGGTAATGTATACAGCTTGTTAGTATTCACCAAAGGCCCAGTGTCTACTTTACGCAGGGCAGGTATTTGAACAGTGTTATATATTTTCTGTTCTGCCTGCTCAGTAAACATGGCAAGCTGATCCGCTGTGAAAGTTGTTTCACATATATCCTGTATATTTGCTGTCAGCTCGGTATAGTTCATAACTTACCCCATAGGCCCGCGAGCATATAAACCCTTTGTAGCCGCGCCAGTACCGCGTACTTTCACTTTACCACCACTGCTATACTTTTTAGCTAGTTTTGGGTTCATTTTCTTTTGTACCTTTTCTGGTAACTTAGAAAAACCTGTCATGTTTCTGTTCATTTTGTAACTCCTACTAAGTTATTACTACAGTAACTGTGCCTATAAATCCAGTCCCAACGACTCCACGAACTGGAATGGTCACTGCCCGACTCTGTGCATACTGATTGTGATCTGGGCGTGGATTACGTATGGCTTGCGGGTCATCTACAGGAAACGTACCCAAACTTAACTGTGGTTGGTCGGGGTTCCAGCACTCTGGGCACGCCATAAGATTACTGCTCCGACCTTTTACGATAAGGTCACGTAACTCTCGTAGTTTGTACTGCCACCCGCATATATCACATATTGCTAGAGCATTTTTGCCTGAAGCAAACCTACTCATAGCTAGACTCTATTCACTGCAGGAACAAATCTTAGAGGAGTTTTCTCTCGATCTTCCCCCGCAGCCAACACAAATTGGGCTTCATACTCCGCTTTTAACATCTCTATTCTTGGAGCCAACTCAGGAACTTTCATAGCGATATGATAGGCTAGCCCTGCTACAAGACACGGCAAGAACCTGAAGTTCATGTCCGCTGTATTCACACCGCTACCTGCATCTTCGATCCGGCGCAGTCTATAGTACTTAAACACGTAGTTATTATTATCCGGTACAGGCCATACGTTTATTTGCGGTGCAGCCACCAATCGTTCAATCCATACCTGAATTGGCCTACCTTGTGTTAACTTGTTTGGTATAGACGCGTAAGTACTCACACTAATACGAGTTATGGTAAGATCAGATTGTGTGTTTACATTTCCTGCATCTGTACGAATAACTTGTTCCAGCAAATCAATAGTGTCCGCAGGTAACGCGTATCGCCCTGTGCCTGCGACTAAATTTACTGTACCTTCATCTACAGTCCACAAGTTAATACCACGATTTTGCCACTCAATAGTCATAAGGTTCATAGACCTGCGAGCAGTGCGAAGATCATACCCAGAACGCATCTCACGACCTGCGCGTTCCCACGCTTCTTCCGCGATCTCGGTAAACTCCATGTTAAAATCTGTGGTACCTGAAGTAGCCATGGGTTAGCCCTTTGCTAAAGTAGCTTTCGCTTTAGCCACCAATGATGACTTTGTTTCTCTACGATCAAGCTCGACACCGTGCTTACGCATCATAGCTTCAAGTTCTAGCTTGGTCATATCATCAATATCAGCAGGAGCAGACTTTGTAGCCCCACCCATCTCTGATAGCTTTGCTTCTGCTTGAGCTTTAGACATAAGGTCAAAAACCTTTACGTCATATGTACCATCAGAGTTTTTGACCCCTATCTGATACACTGGTTCTCCAGTAGAAAATCTACCATTCTGAAACACTTCCATTAACTTTTCCTCTTACGTTTTGCTGGGGATACTCTACGAGGTTTTCCAGCAGGTTGTCCTAAACTTCTTTTCTGCGTAATCTTAGAGCGTTTTTCCGAAGCACTCATTTCTCCAGAGGTTTTTGGGGTCTTAGAAGAAACCCTTTTTGTGGGGCGACAATATGGAGTACTCCGTTTTTCACCTTTGCTACGCCCGCACGCTTTCCCCGTGGAAACGTCCTTCCAGTCCTCTTTGAACCACCGTTTAAGCGCCGCACCCTTTTTTGTCTTTCGTACTGCCACTATTTACCCGCCTTCTTCTTTCGGCATTTAGCAATAGCCCCACTTGCATACGCTGACGGGAAGACTTTATAAGAAGACTTTACTTTATGGTAGCACGCGTCTTTGACAGTGCCGCCTTTCTTGTAGCCTTTACTGCATTTAGAGCATCCACAGTCTTTTTTGTAGTACCTACGCACAGCTTCTCTTCCGTCTAGCTAAACCACCACGACGCAGTTTAATTGGCCCACCAGCCTTTCGACCAGTTTTATACCTGTCCTTAACAGGCATTTTCATAAGCTCAGTATACCGCTTATGCTGGTCGTTGGTGAGCCGTTGCACGTCTTCGTTAGCTATTCTAAGAATTTCGCGGTCAGTCATTACGAACCTTTCATAGTGACCATTTTAGCTGGACGTACGCCCTTTGAAGCCATGCCAGCACCGCGAACCTTGCCGCCTTTTTTGTAGCCCTTCTTCATCATACCACCTTTGGCATAACCTTTTTTCTTCATCATACCGCCAGCGGCTTTTGCGTTTTTATTTATCTTGTCAGCAAAATCTTTCAAAGCAGGATCAATCTCTTTAACTGGAGATTTTTTACCCATTTTTCCCATGCCGTCTTTAAGACCCTTCATCATTCTATCTTCCATTTTACCCATCGGATTCATCCTTATACAGATTGTTAAACACTCGGTTAGTATCCCACACATAGCCTACATCTTCTTTTGAGTTGTAACTATGTTGGTTTGGCTTGAAGTCTGGGGCACCTTCGCCCGTTTCAAACCACGCAGGATGCGTAACCCGCACCCGATTATTAGGCAACGCTACCATATTACCTGTAAACTTGCCAGCGTCTAACAATTCAAGCACATGGCTTTGTTTATGTTGCGCTGGGTCGTCTGCAACCTCGCTGTCTGTGTAATCGACAGTAAAGTAGTATTTAGCAGGGTAGAACTCACCATCTACCTTGGCTAGCCAAGGCGCGGGGGACGCTCGCTCTATTTTATATACTGAATGGTAATGAGACATGCAGTCCCAAGGCTGCGCCACATAAGGCGGTAACTCTTCAGGCCACTCTTCGTAGGGTGTGTCAGCTACAAGCGCTGTGAGAGGCATCCTAGCCCACATAGCGCCGCCATGTACATTAGGCTCATCGGTATCGTCTGACTCGCACCCTGTAAAGATAACTTGAAAACTAAGAGTGCGGTTAGGCATCGTAGTAACAGCAACGACCATGGCGTGAAGAAACTCACCATGGTAATCTTCCAAGTTCTTGGTGTACTCTCTACGAACCCAAGCCTTGAAGTGTGGTATGTTGGACTGTAGATACGGCACCTAACAATTCCACTTCCTAAGAC